TTACTGCTACGGCAACAGCTACGGCAACAGCTACGGCGTAACAAGGAGGTGTTATGACATTCCAGGAAGCCCTGCGTAAATTCTTCAGGTTTAGAAACTATCAGTGGCGAGATAACTTGCCTATTCGTGCCATTAATAGGAAAGCGTGGGGAGGCAGGGGTGATAGGGGGAGAGCGACCCTCGCTTACATGATGGCCGCGTTGGGGTTTCGTACCGGCGTAGAAGTCGGTACGAAACATGGTTCATCCGCACAAATGTGGTGTGAAGCGAATCCGCAGTTACACCTGACTTGCATAGATCCGTACACGGCATATCACATGGTGCGTGACCAAGAGCGTCAAGAGTCCATTTATGCCTTGGCAACGGAGCGGCTAAAACCATACAACGCGACCATTGTGCGAGCATTCAGCATGGATGCTGTGAAGGACTTTGAGGATGGCTCATTGGACTTCGTATTTATCGACGGAAACCACAGCTTCGATTACGTGGTTATGGACTTGGTATGCTGGGCGCAGAAGGTGCGTGACGGCGGACTGATTCTCCTGCACGATTACTACAATTTCGGGCAAGCTGGGGTTATTAAAGCGGTGGACGCATATACGCACTGCCACCGCATTGATCCGTGGTATGTCACATTCGACAACACTCCCTCTGCGTTTTGGGAAAAAGGCGTGGAGAAGGCACACTAAATGCACCTATCATCAGGAAGGGAACGTGTAATGCCGTTTGCTAAGGATCTTACGGTAATCATTCCAGGCTACAACGAAATGTTCATGCGCAGAACGACGGAGGACGTTCTTGCCAAGATAAGGGCAGACACTGAGGTAGTGCTGATCTGTGACGGGAGTTTGCCCGATCCTCCCGTTGATTCGCATCCGAAGGTCAAGGTGGTCCACACTTGTGTACCAGTTGGACAGCGTGCGGCGACGAATCTGGGGGCTTCTATCAGTCGGGCGAAGTACATTATGAAGCTCGATGCCCACTGTGCTGTAGACGAGGGCTTCGACGCCAAAATGATCGAGGATATGCAGCCGGATTGGACGATGATTCCAACGATGTACCGGCTACACGCCTTCGACTGGACATGCAACAACTGTGGGCACGGTGAATACCAAGGGAGCAAGCCCCAATCATGCGCAAACTGCGGCAAAGATGACCTGTACAGGAAGATGATTTGGGAGCCACGTCAAGGCGTCGGACCTTCCGAGGCTTGGCGATTCGACCGGACAATGCACATGCAGTATTGGTATTCGTATTCCAAACGTCCTGAAGTGATTGAGCAGAAGAAAACAGGCGTCATTGAAACGATGAGCTGCGTCGGGTGCTGCTTCCTGATGGAGCGAGAGAGGTTCTGGCATCTGGGAGGAATGGACGAGGGGCACGGGTCGTGGGGTCAGTATGGGACGGAATTGGCCTGCAAGGCGTGGCTTTCAGGTGGGAAGATGGTCACATCGACCAGGACGTGGTTTGCGCATCTGTTCCGTACTGGAAACTTTTCTAAGTACGGTGAATCGACGTTTCCGTATCCGATCAGTGGTGACGATCAGGAGGCTGCACGCAAGTATTCACGCGACCTGTGGTTGAATGACAAGTGGCCACTTGCTGTCCGCCCGTTGTCATGGCTGGTAGATCACTTCGCCCCTACTCCAGACTGGCATCCCAAGGTGAGCAGGCGCAAGAGTGACAGAAGGAAGGAGCGCGTTGCGTAAGGAGCGTAAAAACAATGGGCGACTTGTACGCAACGCCACGCAAGGATCAAACGATCTGCGAAATGCATAGGAAAATGTACCGGATCATTGTGGCGCGTGATCCAAACGATGAACTGATTCCCTTGTTAAGTAAGGCATTCGACATGGGGAAGAAGATGGGAAACAGGCTGAAGTACCATAAGAACCAGCACGGCGATGAGTGGTGGGCACTGCACAGGGCAGATGGTGGAGAGATAACCGATGCCTCGTAAAACAATTGAATTTCAATGGCCGGTAGGGGTGGTGCGCCGATCTTCCCTGCGCACCACCCCTGAGGGTAATGGTTGGCCTAGCCCGTGGGCGATCAACGCGAGGCTGGAAGACAGCCTAACTAGTCGCCTGCGCGGTGGTTCCTTCACAGGGCAAGCGGCAAGTACAATCACCACTTCGAGATACGTCTATCTAGTTACGGAGAACGGCGACAATATCGTTACGGAGAATGGGGATCAGATCGTCCTGGGGCCGCAGTATGGGACGGCGACTGGGGACGGCAGCACGTTCATTGCACCAGGCGACGACGCCCCCGCGGCTGGAACGGCGGATTGCCTCTATCGCGATCGGTTATGCCGCGTGAGCGGTTCAATCATTCTGACGAGCCGACAGGGCGATTACACCGATTGGGATTACGGCGGGGAGTTGGAAGACACCGGCAGGGCGATGGCCTTCCAGTTGTCTGAAGCTGGTGAGCAGGGAGATGCCGTGGTAGCCATGGTCCCGCACAAGGATTCGTACCTACTCTGTTTCACAGCAGGTGAGGCATGGATTCTCTCTGGAGATCCGGCGACCGGGACGCTGCGGAACGTTTCCAGGGACGTGGGAATCATTGCCGCGCGGGCTTGGTGCAAGAATCACGATACGGTCTACTTCCTGTCCTCTCAGGGGCTCTATTCGGTAGGCGCTGATGGAAGCGGGCTCAAGCCTGTTTCCGATGAGAAGATCCCCGAACACCTGACTAGTGTATCCGACTCCGCTTGCGTACTGGACTATTACCACCCAGACGGTGGAGTTTACATCCACCTGACAACCGCTCCGTCCTGGTTCTACGACACGGCGCGGGACCAGTTCTGGCCGTTTGACACGACGGAAACGGATTCCCATGTGGTGATTGGCCCATTCCAATTGGGCGATGGTGCCAAGTATGGGCGGGTGCTGAACCTACAAGGGAACATTGCCGCATCGAGTGCCGACGTGACCTGGAGACTGGTTCTGGGCGATACGGCTGAAGATGCGGCGGCTAACGCCAAGGCAGCAATTACGCTGGCACTGGCAGCAGGCGACTACAGCTCCTACGTGGCTTCCAGCGGGACTTGGAGTGCCGGCAGGGCTCACATGACATATCCCAGGAATAGGGCTCTCTGGTGCTGTCTGTGGCTCTATTCGGCTGGGGCATGGGCGTTTGAAACAGCGACAATGACAGCGACGGTATCAGGGCAATGGAGATAAGACGATGGTAGATAAAGCTATGTCAACTATGGACATTGACGCCTCGATTGCCGGAACCGAGCGCCTTTTGGCGCAGGGCGCGGACGGGTCGGTGATCTTGGTATCGGCCATATCCGCCTACGTCATTGACGACCTGATTGCTTCCACGGCAGCGACACCCACGACAGGTGACTACCTGCTTGGATTCCGCGGCACGGATGAAAAGACGATGACGCTGGACTTGGTTGCGGCCTACGCCGTGACGTATGCGTATTCTGCGGCTTCCGCTGTGACGCCTGCCGCCAGCGGAGATCTACTGCTGGTGAATCGGTCTGGCACGATCTACGACATGGACGTGGACGTACTGAAGACCTACGCCTTGGTGGGAATTCAGGCGACGGTACTGAATACGTCTGCACTTGGATCTGCGACGTTGGGTGCTACGGATCTAGTGACAGTCTGCCAAGTCGGGACACCGACATCTCCAAAGACGGCGACTCTGACAGCGTTGACGACCTATCTTGACGCGGCCCTGATCGCCTTGGGAACCATGCAGACTTCGGCCTGTGCCTATCTCAAGACGTATACGGCAGCGTTATCGGCGAAGTCCACGGGTGCGGCTGCGGACACCCTGTACGTCATTAATAGCGGCACGGCTTACAAGATGACACTGGCAACCATCGCTGACTACTGCGTGGATGCCACCTACGATCTACCGTGGTCGTTGATTGCCGCATCGAAGTACACAGCACTTCCGACGACCACTTCCACGCTCGCCATGAGTGACACGAGCGATATCTCGATCGGCGATCCGGTCAAATTCACATGGTCTGGCACCACATATTACGCCGTCGTCACGGCCATGAGTGGAAACTCGTCGATCACCATTGCTGGTGCTCCGTTTAGCACTTCCGCGTCACTCACAGACCTGTACGTTGGTACTCCTGGCCAAGTGAAGAACGTCACGTATTGGGTATCCGACCTGTTCGGTGATGCTATCTACGACATCCTATCCACGGTAGGTCGCTATGAGCGGTGGGAAGGATCTGCGGCGTACCTCGTAGCGTTCGCTGCGACATCTGGTGAAGCAGATACTGGCGCGGCTCAACCAAAGATCAATGTCGAGGTTGGTGGTAACGCTGTTTCCACGAACGACACCAATAAGGGACTACAGATTTCTGGTACACCAGGAACATGGATAGCTAATTCGGCAGTGGAAATACACACCACAAACTACGCAGTTTCGCGTGGAGAAGCTATCGAGATTCTTTGCACGGAAGCAGGCACCAATGGTGACGCGGCGGATCTGTCTATTACCCTCACGTTTGTATATGAGTAGATGCAATGGCAATACCAGTAATTACACCGCTTGACCCTCGCCCTGGTGTAGATATTAGCGACATCAGTCCAGCGATTCGGTATTCTCCCTATGTGCCGGATTGGTGGCAATCAAGCACTATCACGAGGGTTCCAGAAACGGCGGTTGGATGGCTCGTCGCCCAGGGATGGCAAGTCACATCCACCTACGCCGAGGAAGCGTGTGGACAGAACTTCTACGTCATGTCCCGTGAGGGTATGAATTCGTGGGCGATTCTCCAGAGCCTACTGAATGAGTACACATTCGCCTATAACGAAGGACGTGAGCATAATAGCGTTCGCTACAACGACATCATCGCCATGTGGGTGGACGCTA